GTATATTTTTTAGGCGATCTAATTAAGCTATCTGACTCGGAAACATGGTTTATTGATAACACCGGAAAACTGTTTCAACATAAAAAATTTAGGCGCGCCAAACTGCAAATTAAGAAAATCAAAAAAGTGTTACCCGGCACAGGCATAGGGTGTGTATTAGAACTAGAAGGCATAGCTTCTAGATTTAAATGTATGTCACACCCTGAGCCACATCAAAAATATGCTGGAGTACTGTTTATAGATAATGGCTATATATTATACGGATTATACGAGTCCGAAGCCAAAGAGACTTGGAGATTAGTATAGTGGCCAAAGCGATTATATCTAACAGAATATATATTGATGATCCTGGAAAAGAAGTAGCTAAGTATATAATAGGAGAACTTACATATAAGATCTCTAAAGATACTGGTAGTAAAAAGTTTATGAGTGTAGAAACAATCAGAAACTATAAACTATTGCCCAAAGGCATTATATCTATGCCTCAGGGAAGGCTGGACCTAGTACCCTCAGATTACGAAATAGTTGATAAACGAATACTTAACCCAGTACCGTTCCCTAGTCCAGTTCACCCGCTCAGGGAAGACCAGCTAGAAGTGTATGCTCAAGCCAATGATAATGTATTTATTAATGCTCAGCCAGGATGGGGTAAAACATTTACAGCACTACATATTGCGCGCAAGTTAGGTCAAAAGACACTAGTAATTACCCATACGGCAGCTTTGCGAGATCAGTGGATACAAGAAGCTACAGAATTGTTTAAGATGCCTGTAGGAGTAATTGGCGGGGGACAGTACGATATAGAAGATCATGCAATAGTTATTGGAAACATACAATCTATTGTAAAGTATACTGCTGAACTAGCAAAGGAGTTTGGTACTCTGATACTAGACGAAGCACACCATTGTCCAGCCACAACTTTTGCAGGTACGGTAGATTGCTTTTATGCCAGATATAGAATAGCTCTTAGTGGTACAATGAAGCGCAAAGATAACAAACACGTACTCTTTAAAGACTACTTTGGCGATCATGTTATTAAACCACAGCTCGCAAATGTATTAGAACCAGAAATACGTCTAGTTAAATCTGGCATAACACTAAAGCCAGGTGCTACTTGGGTAGAAAAAATAAACGAGCTAACACAGGATGAAAGCTATAGAAAATTCATTTCAGCTATAGCTAGATTAGAAATATCAAATGGACATTCAGTCCTTATAATTGCAGATAGAGTAGAATTCTTAGAAAAGGTAAAGGAATATGTCGGAGAAACGTGTCTGTTGGTTACTGGCGACTCCAGCTTTGAAGACCGCCAACGAGCCAAAGAACAAATCCTCTCAGGAGAAAAAGCCGCGATTGCTGGTAGCAGACAAATCTTCTCAGAAGGCATTTCTATTAACAAACTAAGTTGTGTTATACTAGCTGTTCCAATGTCTAATGACAGTTTGCTAGAACAAATAATTGGGCGAATACAGAGATTATTTGAGAATAAACCTAAACCATTAGTAGTAGATATTCAATTTGCTGGCTGGGCAGATAAAAAGCAAAACAATGATAGGCTGGGCTTTTATCTACGAAAAGGTTGGGACATTATAACCAATTAAAAATTTTAACTTGCCTAGACATTCTCACTATGGTATAATATATATTAAGTTGCATATATGACTCTTTTCTTTAACCTTCTTTTACTAGAGCAAGAAACAAAATGTGACCCACAATATTTAGTTGAGGCTTTAAGACTGTTTTATCTTAATAAAAGCATACCAAAAAATGTGCATACTAAGTATAAACCTTTAAGAAAATCACTGGTTGGTACTAGCTTTTTATTAAAACCCAGTCCATTATTCTCAGATAAAACAACTGATGATATATTTCGAGCACAGTATATAAGACTAGCAGGACGTAGAGACTATTCACTTTATAAACACTTCTCAGTTACCTACTTAGACTTGTCCTACTTTGCAGATATTGATTTAGCCGCAATAGATAGAAACCCACTTTTAAAAATTACAGACAACAAAATTTACTTCAAATACGAGGAATAAAAAACATGGCACTTAGCTTTAAAAATACTAAAGGCAAAGCTCAATCAAACAAAGTTGAGAGTTACGAGTACAAAGACGGCGAGAATACAGTTCGTCTTATCGGTGGAGTTCTACCGCGCTATATTTACTGGCTAAAAGGAACTAATAACAAAGACATTCCAGTTGAGTGCCTGGCATTTAGTCGTGAAAAAGAAAAGTTTGACAATCTAGAAAAAGATCATGTACCTGATTTCTTTCCTGACGCAAAATGCAGCTGGAGCTACTCAGTTAACTGTATTGATCCAAAAGATGGCAAAGAAAAAGCTCTTAACCTGAAAAAGAAACTTTTTGAGCAGATTGTTACTGCCGCAGAAGATTTAGGTGATCCTACAGATTATGACACTGGTTGGGATGTTGTGTTCAAGCGAGTTAAGACCGGACCTCTAGCATTTAACGTAGAGTACACACTTCAAGTACTACGTTGCAAGCCCAGAGCTCTTAGCGAAGCAGAACGCGCTATTGCTGATGCAGCTAAATCTATTGACGAAAAATTCCCACGCCCTACCGAAGCAGAAGTACAAGCCCTGCTAGTTAAAATTACAACTAATCAAGGTGACGAGGAAGAAGGCGACGGAACTGATGCCGAGCGCGAAGCAGTCAAAGAATTAGGTTAAAAATTATAGCCCGCAAATAATTATGGTTTGCGGGCTATTTTTGTCTATTACAACATGAAAATACTTTTCACGGCAGATGTTCACATTAAGCTAGGTCAGAAGAATGTTCCCATTGATTGGGCCAGAAATAGATTTCACCTATTTATTGAACAGTTTGCAGAAATGCAACAGCAAGCTGATTACGTTATAATTGGTGGTGACGTATTCGATAGACTGCCTACAATGGATGAAGTAGAGTTATACTTTGACTTTGTAGCCAGTATAAAAAAGCCAGGATTTATTATTCCTGGTAATCATGAAATGTTAAAGAAAGATACTACTTTCTTAACGTACCTTAAAAAATCCACTCACAGAATAAATCCACTAGTACAAATCATTGATGACTTTAACAGTGACTTGCTAGCTGGTGATGTAGATTTTATACCTTATAATAAACTAAAAGAATACGATCCACGCGATATAGATATGCATGGACGCATTCTTATCACTCATGTTCGTGGCGAGATACCTCCTCACGTAAAACCAGAAGTTAATCTAGAACTATTTGATCGTTGGGACATAGTTTTAGCAGGCGACTTGCATAGTTATGAAAATTCGCAACGAAATATACTCTATCCTGGCAGTCCTTATACTACTAGTTTTCATAGGTCTAGAGTTGATACTGGGGCTATTCTTCTTGACGTCCGTAGTCTGGAACATGATTGGTTAAAGTTCAACTTACCGCAGCTTATTCGTAAAACTGTTGGAGTAAATGACCCTAAACCGCCAACCGACTTTGATCACACAATTTATCAAGTCGAAGGCGACATGGCAGAGCTAGGCGAACTAGAAGATAGCGACCTAATTGATCGCAAAGTAATTAAACGAGATACAGATTCAGCTCTTATCCTGGAAGCTGAAATGACTTTAGTGGAAGAAGTAAAAGAGTACTTAACCTATATTTTACAGCTTCCAGAAGATACTATAGAACAAGTATTAAAGGAAATGCAAAGCTATGCGGAAAAACTTGAATTGGATTAAAGCAGAAGTTTGGTCACAAACTAATTGCCCTGCTTGTACAGAAGCAAAGAAATTACTAAGCGATCACGCTATAGAATATCGAGACTACATGATAGGCGTAAACGGGTATACTAAAAAGGACTTAATTGAAAAAGTCCCTGATGCTCGCAGCGTCCCACAAATTTTCTTAAACGGCAAACTAATTGGCGGCTTAAACGAACTAAAAAGAGAAATAGCCAAGCATGATAACAATCAAAAAACTACGATGGAGTAATGCTTTTTCTTATGGTGCAGATAACACAATCGATTTTGTTGCTGCACCGCTTACACAACTCGTAGGTAGAAACGGGCATGGCAAAAGCTCCATTGCCCTTATCTTAGAAGAAGTATTATTTAATAAAAATTCAAAAGGTATTAAAAAGTCTGATATTTTAAATCGCTATGTAAAAGACAAGGCGTATAAAATAGAGCTAGAGTTTAATCGTGATGGTACAGATTATGAGATTCGTACTAGTCGCGGTACTACGCAAACAGTAAAACTGTTTAAAGAAGGCGTAGACATTAGTGCACATACCGCGACTGCTACTTATAAAATGATTGAAGATATTTTAGGCTTTGATCATAAAACATTTGCTCAAATTGTTTACCAGTCAAATGCTAGTAGTTTGGAGTTCCTAACCAGTGCAGATACTGCTCGTAAAAAGTTTTTAATTGAAATTTTAAATTTGGGCAGGTATACTCATGCACAAGAAGTTTTTAAACAAATCTCGCAGGACTTGGCAAAGGAAATTGCTCAAGTACAAACCCAGGTAAACACAGTAACTAGTTGGCTTGCGAAATATGAAAAAACTGATTTAAATCTGCGTGATTTTGTAACAGTAACCCCACTGAATCAGGAACAGCTTACTAATGTTGCGGCACTAGAAACGACTATAAGTGGGATTGAACAAACAAATAAAAAAATCTCACAAAATAATACTTATAAACAGCTACAAGCAAAGATCAGCTTAGTGCCTATACCGCAGCAACCCAGTGAAAGTATAGAGCCACTACAAGCAGAGGTAGCTACACTAACGAAAACAATTACTGATGCTGATGCCTTTGTTAAAAAGATGCGTGCATTGCATGGTACATGTCCTACTTGCTTATCACAAATTGATGATGCAAAAGTACAAGAGCTAGTTAGTGAAAAACAAAAAGAGTCTGAGGATTCCAACTTTAAAAAGCTTGATTTAAATACCAAGATTATCGGTATACGTCAAGCCAAGCAGCTATGGCAGCAAGCTATAGAAACACAAAAAGAGTGGGAAAAGTACCATCAACTCATAGATGCTGATATGCCTGATGCACTGCTAGATAAAGACAGCTTAGCAAAACAATTAGGCGAATTAAAAGCAGAAATTGAAGTGGCCCAACGAGAAATTAAACGTGCAGAAGCTCATAATCGTGATGTATCTGCTCATAATTCCAAAGTTGAGTTGATTTCTAAACAGTTGGTAGAAATGAATGAGGAACTGGAGATTTACTCTGGTAAACTAGAGCACCTATCCAACAAAATGAATTTGTTAAACATTCTTAATAAGACTTTTTCTACAACAGGATTAGTAGCTTACAAAATAGAATGTTTAGTAAAAGACCTGGAAGATATTACTAATAAGTACTTGGTTGACTTATCTGATGGTAGATTCCAAATTAGTTTCAAAGTTAGTGCCAGTGATAAACTAAACGTTATTATCACGGATAACGGCAAAGACATTGAAATTGCTGCCCTTAGTGGTGGTGAGAAAGCCAGAGTAAACGTTGCAACACTGTTAGCTATTAGAAAACTAATGCAGACCCTATCTAGTAGCCGAATCAATTTGTTGATCTTAGACGAAACAGTCGAGACCTTAGACGTAGATGGCAAGGAAAAATTAGTAGAAGTGCTGTTACGAGAAGAACATTTAAATACTTTCTTAGTATCTCATGGATTTACACATCCGCTACTAGAAAAGGTAAATGTGGTAAAGCGCAATAACATATCTCAGATTGAGGCCTAATATGGTAAAAATTGAAAAAGTAGACGCTGGTGCTAAAGCAACGTTCTTACGCGAAGGCGTAACAACTCCTGTTTATACAGGTATGCTCCTAAATCTTAGCGAACTAGAAGCAATGGAAGTTGCTGGTGGCAATGTAACTGTTAGTATCGATGAAACCGAAATTCGTGTAATCGCTCCACGCATTAACGTTGTTCCACAACAGGTTACCCTAGTTTCAGAAGTTAAAACACAGGACGAGCCTGTTGTTATTAAACTTGATGTAGCAGAAACAACCGTAGCAGAACCAAAGCCAGCTCCTGCAAAAGTAATAGTTCAACCAACCCGTAAAAAGTAATGGTTGATTCGAGGGCTAAAGGTGCACGTACCGAAACTGTAGTACGTGACCTTTTACGCAAACATACCGGTTTAGGGTGGGAAAGAGTGCCTGGAAGTGGTGCTCTTGACCCTAAGCATCAACTAAAGGGCGATCTTTACGTTCCTGGACGCACTAATGAGTGGTGCGTGGAAGTAAAAGGTTATGCCGAAGACCACCTAACTAGTGCAATATTAACTGGTAAAAGTCCTCAGCTAATAGAGTTTTGGAAACAAACTCAACGACAGGGACACCAAGTAAATAAGTATCCACTACTAATCTTTAAGTTTGACAGAAGCAAAGTATTCGTAGCTTTTGAAGAAATGCCAACAACAAATAATTACAGATATTTATTTGTTAGTTGCGATGGGTACGAGTTCTTTGTTGCATTACTAGAAGATTGGCTAGTTAAAGAGCAACCACAATTTGTGACTTGAAGTTTTAGTTGAATTACAGTATAATACTTAATTAACACAAATAATACACATGAGCAAAAGTTTTAACCAAGTTACAGAATCTGAAAACGTACTAATGATTGTGGATTCACTTAATCTTGCGTTCCGCTATAAACATAGTGGTGCTACAGATTTTGCTGAAGACTATTTACGCACTGTTAAGAGTTTGGCCAAAAGCTATAAAGCTGCCAAAGTTATCATAGCTGGTGATAGTGGTAGTTCACAGTATCGTAAAGCACTAGACCCAGAATATAAACAAAATCGCAAAGATAAGTTTGAGCAACAAACTGAGGCTGAGAAAGCTCAGTTTGAGTTGTTCTTTGAAGATTTCATGCATACACTAGAACATATCGCTGATAACACGGACTACCCCGTGTTGCGTTATAAGGGTGTAGAAGCAGATGATATTGCAGCATATATTGTTAGTAAAAAAGCAGAACTAGGCTTTGATCACATTTGGCTAATCTCCAGCGATCGTGACTGGGATTTGCTAGTACAGGACGGCGTGAGCCGCTTTAGCTATGTTACACGTAAAGAAGTTACTGCTGACAACTGGCACACACATTACGACTTTGATCAAGAGGCTTATATCAGTATCAAATGTCTTACTGGTGATACTGGTGATAATGTGCTTGGTGTCCCTGGTATTGGCCCCAAACGAGCCCAATCATTGGTTAACGAATTTGGTACTACTTGGGATATTATTGCATCAATTCCGTTGAGCGGAAAATACAAATATATTCAAGAACTCAATAAGTGCAAAGATAGACTTATTTTAAATTATCAGTTAATGGACTTGGTTACTCACTGTAAGGAAGCTATTGGCTCTGATAATTGCGAACAAATTGACGAAATCCTCAAACTTTACTTAAACTATGAAAATTAAATCTAAACTAGTTGACCCTAAACTGCGGCCTGTACGTGCACACCCAACCGATGCAGGTGCTGATCTTCGTAGCTGCGAAGACGTGGATATTTATCCAGGCGAACAAAAAATGGTAGATACTGGCGTTGCTGTAATGATTCCACCAAACTTTGTTGGCTTAGTATTTAATCGCTCTAGCCAAGGTAAGATTGGGGTACAGCTAGCAAACTCTGTGGGAGTTATCGACAGCGACTACCGTGGAAATATAAAGGTTATCTTAAAAAATAACGGCGAAGATCCTTATGAGATTCGTCAATTTGAAACACGAATTGCGCAACTAGTAATTGTGCCGGTATTGCTGGCTGATTACGTAGACACAGACCCACGTGACTGGGAAAACACACAACGAGGTACTGGCGGATTCGGCAGTACCGGAACATAAAGGAAATCATGACAGTTTCAACAAGAGCGCAAGTAATAACACGTCGTACATATAATCGCCCAACTTCAGACGACGGAAAACAATTTGAAACATGGCAAGAAACAGTAGCTCGCGTTATTGATCATCAAGCATGGCTATGGGAGCGTGCAGTTGGTCGTGATCTAAATGACAACGAGTACGCAGAGCTGTATGATCTAGAACAGCTAATGCTAGATCGTAAGGTAGCAATGAGTGGTCGTACACTTTGGTTAGGTGGCACAGACGTAGCTAAAACCCGTGAAGCTTCACAATTTAACTGTAGCTTTACCCAAGTAGAAACAGTTTATGATGTGGTAGACTGTTTATGGCTACTCCTACAGGGTTGCGGAGTCGGATTTAAACCAATTGTAGGTACACTAAATGGATTCTCAAAACCAATCAAAGATATTCGCGTGGTTAGAAGCACACGCACATCAAAAGGCGGCAGAGAGCATAATGTCGAGACTTGGGATGCAGATACCAAGACCTGGACAATCAGTGTTGGTGACAGCGCAGAAGCATGGGCCAAGTCTATTGGAAAACTCATGGCTGGAAAATATCCCGCTGAGACGCTCGTCCTCGACTTTTCTCAGCTTCGACCAGCGGGTGAAAGGTTAAAAGGATATGGTTGGATTAGTTCAGGTGATAGCGCAATTAGCGTTGCTTATGTTGCTATTGCCAATATACTTAATGGTCGCGCTGATAGTTTACTCACTAGGATGGATATTCTGGACATTATTAATCATCTTGGCACTATTCTATCCAGTCGTCGCAGTGCTGAGATCGCACTTTTCGATTACGGTCAGCCGGAATGGGAAGAGTTTGCTGTAGCCAAGAAAGATTGGTGGCTATATAATAATAGTCATCGCCAGCAAAGTAATAACTCACTAGTGTTTAAGGAAAAGCCACTAAAGAGCGATCTAGAAAAGATTTTCCAATTAATGCAGGAGGCAGGTGGCAGTGAACCCGGTTTCATTAACGAAGTTGAAGCACTACGCAGAGCCCCATGGTTCAAAGGTGCCAATCCATGTGTCGAAATCCTGCTTGGAAATAAAAGCTTCTGTAACCTCACAGAAACAGATATCGCCAAATTCAAGGGTGACACCGCTGGACTCCACGAAGCCATCAGATTGGCAGCACGTGCAAATTACAGACAAACTTGTGTTGACCTACAAGATGGTATACTACAGGAATCCTGGCACCTTAACAATTACTTCATGCGTTTGTGTGGAGTCGGTCTCACAGGGATCGCTAAACGTCCTGATATGACTGGTTATGACTACGAGTATCTTAAGCGAACAGCAACTGCCGCTGCAGTTGGAATGGCAGACGAGCTGGGCCTACCCAGACCAAAAAATATCACTTGTGTTAAGCCAAGTGGAACACTATCCAAGATTATGGATACCACAGAGGGAGTACACAAACCACTGGGCAAGTATATATTCAACAATGTACAGTTCTCAAAATACGACCCAGTCGTAGAAATTCTACGAGAAGCAAACTACAATGTAATTAATCATCCAACAGATGATAGTGGTGTACTAGTAACATTTCCAGTCGAATGGGAGGGGGTACCTTTCCATAAAGTAGATGGAAAAGAAGTTAACTTAGACACAGCAGTAGAGCAGCTCGATAAGTATAAGTTGATCCAGACCAGCTGGACTCAACAAAATACCTCAGTAACAATCAGTTATGATCCTACTGAAATACCAGCAATTATTGACTGGCTATTAGATAATTGGGATTGTTATGTAGGCGTAAGTTTTATTTACAGAAACGATCCTACAAAAACTGCTAAAGACTTAGGGTACTTATACTTACCGCAAGAAGTTGTGGATGAATATACTTTCCGTACTTATGTACAAAATCTAAAGCCTGTTTCGCTGGAAAATGCTAACAGCTTTGATGAACTAGTGGATGAGGCCTGTGCAACAGGTGCTTGTCCGATTCGCTAACCAACAAGTTATTAAAACATGAACGAACAACAAGTTATTAAAATCGCTCTTAGTGACCTAAGCGTAGATGAAGTTAATTTTATCTTAGCAGGACTACAAGAATTGCCAGGCAAAATTTGTAATCCCCTTAGTATGAAGATTAAGACGCAAGCCGAGGCTCAGCTTCCCAAGCAGGAAGATGCAGTCAGAAAGCTTCCTGATCAGCAATAATTAGCCAAGCAAAAAGCCCTCATAGAGAAATCTATGAGGGCTTTTTTGTTTCTGCATTTTTCGTTTTCTTTTTTAACAAGCTCTTGCCGTAAAAATTGTTTTGACCTTTTCGAGCACGCATGGTATAATTATTGCAGCTAACAAATTCTTGTTGGCTGCGCTAATTTTGCGCTAGCAATTTTCAACCAAAGGAATATTTATGGCTGAAATGGATAGCGCTCCAGGCATTGCAGAAGTGGCAGCTTCTGAAAGTGCTTTAATGGATGCGCTTAAGAAACAGGCCGATACTGCTAGTAGTTATTATGAGCAGCTGGCTAAACAAATTAAAAAATTAGGAGATTCAAAAATGGCAGAAATCATGACACCAGGTATGATTATGGGTGGCGGCGGTGGCGACGGTTTATTCGGCGCTGGCGGCGGTGGATTAATTGGTGGTCTTATCTTAGGCTCACTACTACGCAACAACGGTAACCTATTTGGCGGCGACGGTGCAGGTGGTGCAGTTCTACGTAACCCACCAGAACAAAACCAAGCTAACATGGACTTAATGGCTGGTATTGGTCAAGTTGATAAAGCAGTTGCTGTAAGCACAGCAGCTATGGAAGCATCACAGGCAGCACAAAGTCTTGGTATTCAATCCCAGCTATCACAAGTAGCACAAGCAACAGTAGCACAGATTACTGGCGTTAAAGAAGCTGTAAATGCAGGTACTATGGTACTAGCTCAGCAACTAAATGGCGTTCAGCAACAAATCATGGAAAACCGTTATGAGCTAAGCAAAGATATTAGCAATGACGGCGATAAGACTCGTGCGCTAATTACAGCACAGTACGAAGCTACACTAAATCGTCAGCTAGGCGAAGCTAATGCTGCTCTTATCGAGCTACGTTCACAAGCAAACACAGTTGCTGCTGCTCGTGGTGTAGAGATTACAACTACAAACAACATCAACCAGATGCAACAACAGCAACAACAACAAGCTCAATATGGTCAGCTAGCTAACCTAATCTGGGCTTTAGGTCAAAACATTCGTAGCAATAACGAAGCAATCAATGTTGGAAGCGGAACACTAACTGCTAGCCCAACTAACACAAATACTAACATTCGTTAATATTTGAGGCCCTGCAACCACAAGTTGTGGGGCTTTTTTATAAGGAGCACATATGCAACAACAATATATGCCATTTGGTTGGCCAATGCTACCTTTTATACCACCAACTTCGTTAGATGATATTGATATTATAAACTAC